GAAAGGCTTTTCTGATTTATCCGCTATCCCACTAGCCTTTCTACCCTTCAAAGTATCAGCAGTATTTTGGAACATACGATGTGCAGTGTATCTGTCTCCTTTGTTACTAGACTCCAATCTGCCAGTGTCTGTATAACAAGCAAGCGCATCAAACACACATCTGTATTTCAATTCAGCATCTACCGTCGATGACAATTCCCACTCAACTACTTTACAACCTTTGAAGATACGAGTAAGTTGTTTACTGTCGCCTGAATTACCGGGCGCTACCGTAGATTCACTAGTCGCATTGAATGAGCCCAAGTCTCGATTTCTTATACTGTGCTCTATGGAGAAACTAGGTATAGTTTCAGCAGAGAAAAGTAGCCTGTGTATCGGGTTAGTGATTGTGCGTGTAGTATTGACGTTAGGACTACCGTTGGTATTAGAGTCGTGGTATTGTCTTAATTCAAGAGTGTCACTGGTTGTATGTTGGAACTGCCAAGGGCCATCTACATACAATCGAAATCGACTACTTCCTAATCCTTCGATTGCACTTATTCGCCTGCACTCACTGCTTTCGGCCCACTCAAAGTGATGACTGTCACTGCCTAAATTAGAACCTGAAGATTCAGGAGGCCAATATTTATCGGTGCTTTTTTGTGGAGTTTTGTATGTAGTTGTAGGAACAAGTGTCGTATCTTTGATAAGTAAGTAATCACCTACTGCCGCATCAGTTCCTGAACCAAATCTAACGCTAGCGCTTTGACTGCTAGTTACGTCGATAAACCCTTGGCCGGGTGCAACATTAGCGAATATAGTAGGCACTGGGCTAGAAGAATGCGCTAACGCACCACACTTATCTTTACTTACCACCTCTCTGCCTAGACTGTAAAATAACCACTTAGGACTGTGTAATGGTAATTCCAAAGAGCCTCCCATGTGATGGACTTTACCAGTTTGCTGAACAGCCACCTGCCTACCTAATCCTACAACATGGTAACTGTGCAAATCTACGGTAGTGTCAGGTAACGTCATGAAACTAGCAAGTCCTATGAATTGGTCAATCATGCTAGTTTCTTTGGACGAAGATGCCGCAGCATTCATTGCAAAATTATCATCTCCTTGAACAGTGGGTAGACCTAGCGAATGTAAGAATATGGCATCACCTGTGCCACTACTTATCGAAGTAGTGCCTGCTGGAAACCTCAACGCAGGAACTATCTTTATTATTGTAGCAGCCGTAGGTGAACCGTCTGTGTTGTTTTCTAATGTGTGGTCTACAATGGTGTAGACTCTACTTTTGAATGAGTCGTTATAATAACTAGAAAATGCATTAGTTCCTGTCGCAGTAGAATGAAAGGTCATCTTTTGACCTATCAGCATACCTAGTGGAACTTTTAGTATCGGCTTAGCGGCTTCAAATATACTCGTATTACCTACGTTGGTAACGCCTCTGAACTCTATTTTAGTGTGGTCAGTAGCAGATACCGCAGTAAAAGTCCTTGGTTGGTCATGCTCAATTAACAAGCCAGTCTCATGACCCATGGTGACTTCGGATACGTCACCCTTGTAATGAGCGCCAAAACTCATGGTATCGCCTCCGCTAGTATTACCACTTCAACTTGGAAAGTATGACGGAAAAGTTTCTTTGTCCTATCACTCAAGTCAGTTCTAGTCTTCACAATCATACGGTCAAAGTTCACACCATCTCCCTTTCTCGACACATGAATTATACGACGCATCTCATCTTCCATCTTACGCAAACGAGTGCGCCCTCTCATAGTCCTCATGTCTATTGTAATGTTTACTCTAGTAGTTACAAAATTGTATAGTAAGTCCGGCACTTCTTCATTCAATGCTGTCTCATAACACAATATGTAATCGTGACGTTGTAAATCTAAACGCTTGCCTCTTTCCGGCCCATCACTAGCAATGTCAAGAATTATTGGCTTAATGTTCTCTGTGTTGGCTCTGTTCCAACCCGTCTTAGTAGAGTTGTCAAAGTTAGCAGTAAGCAAATCGATGACAGTATTGAGCGGTTCTTTGTAGGTTGCCACCATTAAGAAAACACCACCACTTCTTTGTAACGAGCAAGGATGTCCATGGCTTCTCTACGGAACAGTTGTGCCTTAGAGCCGAGGTCAATGTTCTGCGTCCCTTCAGGTATCAATACACTACGGTCATCCGACATTAACAATTCACTTGCTACGAGTTTAGTGGCTGCTTCCTCTATGGCCTTTTCAAGATAGCGCTCTCCATAGATATAAGAAACCTTGACAGCGTTATATTCAAAGAAAGGATAAGAGTTATTGAAATAAATTATTCCCATTTCATGGTCAAGCCACCAGTCTCTAAGCCTTGCTTGGTCACCAGTGGATACACCTTCTTCTGTGGTTTCTCCACTAATTGCATCCACTACTGTGGTTGTGTCTGTCCCTCTCAAATCTAATTTAAATTTGTGCTGAGTTATGTCCTTAGTAACCGAGCCGGGTAAACTACCATGCAGCCTGCGACCATTTTGCAAAACAGTTCCGGTATTAGCAGTGTAGCCTATAATCCCTAATTCGTCTCCTGAATTATTAGGCACCATAACTATGCCATAGTCTGCAAAATCGGAGGAATCTGCAAACGTGATAGAGTAATTTCCATCTCCGCCAGTCAAATCTAATGTTCCACTTTTGGTCACTGATTCTGTATTAGTTATGGGCATCTTCTTAATGTTGTTACTAGCAATAGTAGCGCTCTGCCCACCTTGTGTCTGTTGCATACTAGTAATTTTAATTTTACCATTACCGTAATCTGAATTAGCGGTGGCTAAAAACTCATTGTGCACAAATACACTGACATCACCTGATGCTCCGGGCTGAGTGTAAGTAGTCCCATTAGGACTATCTGTATTTTGAGTAAATGTAATCGTGCCTCTCCCTACCCTATCTTCTTTGTTAATCAAATCTGCAATGTTTTGAGCAGTAGCAACTTCGTTAAACTCTGACTCCCATTGTTGAGAGCCGCTCCCTTCTGCCACTTTAGCCCATCCTTTAGCGCCCGGAGAAAGAAACAGAGCACCGCTTGCTAATCCTTTGGCATCTAAAATTTCTACTCTAGCCTCCGCTCCGGCTAATTCACGATAACTGTCTCCTTGCCATATCTCTAGCCTCAGTATTTGCTGGACGTTTCTAAATAACAAAGGAGTAGTGCCCACATAATCAGTATAGTATCTTCTCCTGTATGGTTTGTATGTATCGAAGTTAATATATTCCGCACTAACGAGATAAGGTCGCCAAGCGTTATGAGTATAGTTGTCGATTCTATCTTGTATTCTACGAATATGTTTGTTGACAATATCTTTGGTTACTCCTCGCTTTTTGCCATTAGTAAAGATAGTTTTGTTTTGGATTTCGGTGTTAGCAGCAGTAGTGTAACTAGCGAATGCATCGTTAGTGCCTGCTGCTCCTGAGTCAAGAGTGACTGGTAATTTAACATACTTAGTTCCACTTACATCTTCTACTACCGGAGTGCCTATTGTAAAGGTTTCACCAAGAGGATATAGGTCACTGAATACGAATATAGAATCCCCGCTTTCAAAACCGTGCTCTCTCAAATCTGTTCCAGTAATGAAAAAGCCACTGGTTGAAGAATTAGCAGCGGCCAATACAGGCTCACCAGCAGCAATCCCCAACAGTTCTGCAACTTTATCTCCTGTCGTGTATACTATTTCTTCCGGGTCAAGAGGTCTAGTTTCAGCCTCGCCGGGTGAAAATACTGCTGGCATGACTCATCCTCCTCATTCCTTGCTTCCTAGATTAAAATCCATCTTTTGGTTACAAGTCCTACATTTATCGACCCAACAAAAGTAAAGCATTCCGCAATGCTTGCACCTCGTGCCTGAGCCTATGTTGAGAACATCACCAGCATTCTTATTACGATTACGCTGCTTTAGCGTAACGCCTTTCAAAGGGTTTTCTTCATCTTCTGCAACAGGTGCATTATACGACTCATGTAAGCGTATGCCTCTTTTCTGCAACCGTTCTATATCGTCCAATCCGAGACTGCCGAAGGTATCCATACTCATCCCGTCTACGCTTTGTATATGATTATCAAATAAGCGTTTCCTAAGACATTAAGCATTTCAATACCAACAATAGTATCTGCCGTATTAGCGTCAGTCACTGCATCAAAGCCTGCATCTAGTGCAGTTTGTATTGCGGTTGCACCTGAAAAATCAGCAGGCGATAGTGGACCTACCACCTTGGATTTCAAGCCACCTAGACTTGCACTTCCCATGTTTAGTCACCTCAAGAGCGGCGACCAATTGCAAGGAAAGTTCCGGGTGACACAGGGGCTTGGTCAGACGCTTGCCTAACCGTCAATGTGGTTCTTGCTGCATCTAAAACACCTACGTCAAGTAAATTGATGTTTTGATTATCACCAGCACCACCATCAGCGTTTGATGCATCCACTGGTTGTGCAGCCTCGGAATCGGGGTTAAGTATAAATGCGTCAATTCTTGAAAACAAACTTGTTAGGTCAATTGTTTCACTTGCGCTTCCACCTGTGTAACTTCCTGTTACTATCAATCTGTCACCGAAATAACTCGGTCTTGAGTCTACTGTTACTGCCATTATTCTTCATCTCCTATAATTAATTCTTCAACTGCCTTCTCTGCTACTGGTTCTTCGACTGCTACTGGCTCAGGCTTAGGTGCTGGAGGATTTAGTGTTTCCCCCACAAGTCCGAGTAGTTTGGCTTTTGTAGCGTAGCCACCGAACTTTGCACCTTTGGCCTTGAGCCATGCGCTTATGTCTTTCTTTGTCCAGCCTGCATCGGGAATGCCGTCATTGCCTTCATCTGTCGTAACCGCTGCGTCGCCTTCTACTATGAAGGCCGTAGGGTTAGAGCAGATTGCAACCCTGTATCTGTCTAGCCAACCTTGGCTGACTTCCACAGGTTTCCTGCGCTCCCAATAATCCTTAATATCAGGTCGCCGTCGCCAAACCGCTTTACCGATATAAGTTACAGTAGGCAAGTTGAATCACCTCAACGGACTAGCATCATTAGAGTAACTGACTCAGTGCTTCCTGATGTGTTCTTTAAAACAAGTGGTGTTCTTTGGTGCAATGCATCATTGTCACTTATTGCTACTGTGTTGTTTTCTTCTAAGTTCAAGGTTCTTGCAGAGCCGCTACCAGTAATACTAGATATTTTACCGTGTGCTGCCCCTGAAGCATTGAATACCAAGTCACCTACGCTAAAACTTGCAGTAGCATCTGCACCATCGGTTACAATAGCAGCAGTTGAGTCGTTGACTGCTCCATTAGCAAGTAGACTAGCCACGGCTGCGTGTTGGGATAGACCCGGTGCAGCAGTTTGTTCAGCCCACTGACAAGAAGTGTGCATAATTTCTGTGCACTCTCCTGAAAGAGTCAGTGTTTCGTTATCAATCATTGTGCTAACGTGAACAATCAATAGTCTAGGGTTGTGTATTTTAGAGCCATCAGTGTTACTTGCTGTGAACCCAGTCAAAGAGCCCGGATAAGAGCCACCAGTGTTTCCGTTCAACCACTCTGTTTTGTCTTGGTCTACTCCACCTTGTAGTGGCATATCGAGTAATACCTCGATTCCTGCGTTGCTACTAGTAGTGTATGTAATTCCTCTGTGTGTTTTAGTTGCCATATTTTTTCATCTCCTATAATTTTCTCCAATAGAACCTCACTGTAAGTCACGGATAGAACCTTGACCTCCAAAGAATGTTGTCCAAATTTCTCCCATTGTGCGGTATAGACCTTCTTGTCCTAACCTGTTAATTGCGAATGGGTCGCCTGTTTCGATTCCCGACTCAAAGTATTGAGTTGGTTTTGCAGTGCTAAAGTATAGGTAGTCAGTATCTAGCATGTAAATTCTGCTGATGCCGTCCTTTGCTATATCTTTAGATGGAATGATTGGAACACCGTTGTAAGTTGCAACAATGAAACCTGCTTCAACTCCGGGCACTCCTTTAACTCCATTGTAAGAAGGAACTACTCTCTTTTCTTCCATGAATCTCTGTTGAGCCTGCAATAGTTGCTGGATTCTCATTAGAGTGTCATATCCTGTTAGCATAACCTTTGGATTGCCACCACGTTCCCAAACAAGTCTGAATATGTTATCCAGTTGGTCTAGTGATAATGTTCTGTTAGTAGAACTAGAGTTAGCATCATCTTCAGCGAATGACCAACTGTTAGCACTTCGGTCAATACTGTAAATGTCCTCATCACCAGCATCGTAGTGAGTGCCGGATGTCATGCTGTTGTCACCAGTAGTTACACGGTCTAATGACTCAAAGTCGTTACCTGCAACTGTGGTTACATCCTCAGTTAACATTTGGTTAATGTGCTCAGCGTGGTGCTTACCCATTTCTTCTTTCAAGACAGAGCGAATATCGCCAAGTCCGTCGTCCTTGTCATTCAAAAAGATTGCAACCTCAGACATATCGAATGTGTGTGCGATTGTCTTAGGCTTTGCAGCAACATTTTGGAATGTAGGCTTGGTAGTATCAGGCAGTGTGCCGTTCTCTGCAATACCGCCGCCGACTGCTGTCGTAGGCCTTGCAGTTACAACTCTCCATCCACTTCGGTCCCAAGGCTTCTTAGGAAGGATAGAAAATGCGTTAAATTCTTGGTTCAACTGTGACCATACCTTGCGTCCGTAGATTGCTTGGTATGTTCCAGCGGTTGTGCTCAACAATGGAGCGTCTGCTTTCAATAGTTCACTACCAGTGTAAGAGTAACCCATTGAGTTACCTGCACCGTAATAGTAGCGCTCCATGTCGTTAACTGTTCTCATGTAATTTCTTGCCATAATAATTCCTCCACTCAGTTGTTCCAAACACTCCCTGCTAGGCTGTGAACATCGTCCCAAGACATGTTACCTAGTTCCTGTGTAGATGGTATTTCCACTGTGGAAACGGATTTTCTAAGGTCAGTTCCTTCTGCTGGTGCAGAAGCGCTGATATTGTCAATTCGACTACTTAGGTCACTAAGTGCTTTCTCAATGTTAGCAAGTGGTGTGCGTGCGTCAAATGAAGCAGCCTCTCGTGCATTTGCTTCTGCGCTTAATTCCTTTGATAGTCTGTCTGCGAATACACTTCCAAGGTTACCCTTGAATTGTTCTTCCAGTGCAGCAGCCTTGTAAACTTCGTAAGCAGCCTCTAGGTCAGAAGCACTAACTGCGTCAGGATGTAAGTATCCTTTTGCAACTTCGCCGCTTCCACCGCTATTGAGTTTACCAATAGCGTTAGTAGATGGTGAGCCGCCTTCTTGTGCACGACCTTTTACTTGACCGCCAAAGTAGTCCGCTCCATCTCCAATCTGCTCAGGTGTGCTACCAAGGTTAGCCTTACTAATGTCGTCAAAGTGAGCACGAGCGCCACCAATGTCCACGCCCTGAGATTTCAGAGTGTTTTCCATCCAGTTAAGGTATTCACTAGTGATGACATCGGAGTATTCTCCTTTTGCCATGTCACCGTGCATAGCCTTTTGCTCATGCATGCCTTTGTGTTCGCCACCATACATTGCTTCTTTTTCGTCTTGGTCAGCCATTTTATCACCTTTGTCTTTTTTATTTTCATTCTTGTCCTTAAAGTGCTCTTTAAGACCTTCAGGCATATCCTTGTCCTCTTTTTCCATAGCATCAAGTCTACCGTTCAATCTGTCCAATACACTAGACAATTCGCCTAATACATTATCGTCGTTCATAGATGTGTCCTCCTTCAATATACGGAATGTCGCCTCCGGGTTAATACCTTTTTCACAAATAGTAACCTCGTGCAATTCCAGTTTGGAGATTTCTGTATAGTCACCATGCTCTTGGTCACTTTTACGCATTCGCTTGAATGCTTGTCCTCCAATACTGAAACCTCTCAAGGCTCCTTTGCGAATTTGATTAGCGACTTCTCTCGCTTTTTCGATGTCGTCTCGTAGTTTGATTACTACGAACATCCCTGCATCATCTACACCTGATTTCCATACACGACCATCAGAGTCAGTGTAATGTGGTATTACGCTACCGACTTGTATGTTAGAATGAGCAAGTTGGACATTCCGGTAACCCTCTGCTTTCATAAAGTCACCAAAAGCATTCTTGAGTGCTCCACGGGTAATCAAGTCACCTTGCTTGTCTACCATCTCAACAGATGCGTAACCGGCGATTACTAAGTCATTATCAGCCTTGACAATACTGATGGTTCCACCGTGGTTGACGGGGGAAGTTCTCAGTGCTGCGACTGTCGCCATTGTTTCAATACAGACTATTCATACTATTTAATCAAGTATGGAGTATAGCCTTGTCTTCTGTTATTTCCAACTCTCCACCCTCTGTGGGCACAGTCATGCGTTTATCTTCGTCCTTTTCTTCTGTATCAGGCTCTATGGGAGAATCCTCACCCGGTCTTTTGCGATTATCATAATCAGGCATAGTTTTTTCATCATGCAAATTAGTTGGACCCATAGGAGATTCTATCGGAGTAGCGTATCCTATACCTAACCCCATAGCGCCAGTGCTTGATTGACCAACTGCACCTACTCCACTTTTCATAAATTTATCAATCAAAGTCAATCCTTTGACTAGAATTTTTTGCTTTTTTTTCTTTCTCCACCACTGTGCATCCTGTATTTTCTTAGGAGGTATGAGAGGCTTACCATCTCCTTTGCTTTCATGAACTTCTTCTTTTACTTCTAAATCTGCTTTCAGTAAAGCACCAGCAATAGGACTCCAGTATACTCTTTGACTTTCAGACAGTCGAATGAGATAGTTATTCGATGCTAATGGACTATGGACAGTCCATGCTCCCAAAGATTCAGTGGCTTTGTAAACTACATCACCTTGTGGCATTACCACTCTGATTCCACTTTTGGCTCTATGAACTTCGCACAACCATTGGGTGTTATCTGACTTGGCTAGCATACCAAGTGTCTCTTGACTAACCAAACCTTCACCTTCTGCTTCCCCTTCTATTTCTGAGCCTGTCAATGTATATATCGTATCATCTTCAGCAGATTCTACTTTACTCACATTAGCGACGTTCACTCTAACGTGGTCACCGACGTTATACTTGTCAGGACTATTGAAGGCTGCGCCTAAGTCCATGTAAGTTTCACCATCGGATTGAACTGCTCTATCCCCTATCTTGTCATCTTGTGTAATAGGCCCTGTTCCTAATCTGTAAGTGTAAGGTCCGCTTCCCCTTCTTTCCAATACCCTGAGAACCACATCTCTACCCGGCTTTAACATGACCCACTTTGGGTGACGCATTTCGCCAGCCATGTAAACTGATTTTGCATCTCTAAGCAATATGTTCTCATGCTCTTTTTGCAAATCTTTAACCACAGATTTCAAACCTATATCGTCTGACAATCTCGTGTCACTAGCGCTTGGGAGATGGACGTTCTCTACTCCTTCCATGCCACCTCTAAGTATTTTGATACGGTCATCTAATGGAACATCGTGCACTTCTTTACCAGCAAACTCAATGACATCAAATATGTAGTATCCGTCTTCTAATTTAATTACATCAGCGTTGAAATCTTCGTCGGTTACTTCTTTGAAATTATCTTTATCATCATCAGATAAATCAAAACTCTTGGATGAAACTTCGTCGTCTTTCTTTTCTACAAATCCTCTTTCGCCTTCAGGCATGTGAGAAACTATCCAGTCGCCTGTAAATCCACGAAGATGCTCTAAATCACTTATGTCAAAAATGCGATGCATTGGTTGTAACAAGGGAACCTTACTACCAAGTTCTTTACGGATTATGTCAGGATTAGTTAAGTCTGCTAACCCTATTTCAGACTTAGTAGTGGAGTGAGCATCTTGGTTCCTAGTAGCATCTATACTATTTGGTTTTCTTTGAGCAGCAAATCTGAAAGGATTGTTGAGGCTTTCCCTTGCGATAGCGTGTTCAGGGTTTCTTAACATTTCTAACCATTCGGGAGGAGATACTGCCTCCCAAAAAGACTCTAAGGGTTGCAACAGTTTTTGAGGATTGTTCATAGGGTCAACTAATTCTAACTTGACTTTACCCCTAGGGTTTATTTTAAAATTGAAATTAGGACGGAATAAATCACCTTGCTCGTGCCTAAACCCTGCCGAATCATATAGACTATGGACGGAATGAGAATTAGGCCCGAATCTATCAACAGGGACTCTGCCCATACCCCTTCTAGTTACACTAGTATCGATTTCTTCTACTTCAGGCATACCTACCAAAATAGAATCTAACATCTGTTTGGCTCTGAATACCTGACTTTCATTTTTTACAGATGACTTTCCACCTGCTTTGGTTGGTTTAACAGTGTATTCGTTATCTCCAATCTTACCCTTCCTCCTCAAAGTCTTTTCAGGTCCAATTTCTCTATCGTCTGAGTTGTTTGCAGTGTGCAATTTAACTCCGTATTTTTCAGGAGATTGGCTAAGACTCGATTCTAGTCTTTTCAAATTGTTGAATAATTCTAACCCCTTTTCACGACTGCGAAATCTACCAAGAGAAGTCAGGGCTTCTTCTACATTGAAATCAGGATACTGTTGTTGATAGTATTGCCTTACGGTCATTATAGGTGGAGAATAACCAGTGCCATTTTGCTTTATGGCATCGAGCATGTGTTCATCTGCTAACCTAGCCAAAGTATCAATTTGCCTTGGGTCATCTTTGTCTATACCTAATTTATCAGCAAGTTGACTTAGCAAGGCTTGTTTTTCTTGTGGAGAGTCACTTTGACTAGCCTGTATTAAACTTAAATTATCACTGGGAGTCAAACTGTTATCGTGGTTATTCAAATCTGTTCTGATTTGACCCAGTGCTTGTTGTGCAGAATCTCCTTCTTCATTGTGCTCACCGTGCCCTAAAGTGTGTATGCCATGGTCTTGATGAGGTGCTTTGTGTAAATATTCGTTAGCCATTCTAGCCAACATTCTGACGTTGGCTGCTACTGTTTCAATTGGTAAGTTAGGGTTAAGAATCTCAGATAATATATTGGGGTCTATTTCATTTTCAACCAAATGAATCGCTGCATCTCTTATCGCTAAAGTGTCAGCATGTAATTTGTCTCTAAAGCGACTTACATAGGCATCTTGGTGTTTTGGCAGACTTCCCATACCCGTTGCACCTAAGCCTCTACCAAGTCTATTCAGCGCTGGCTCCAATTCACTTAGTTGTCCAGTTAATTCTTTCAATTTATTTTGAACTGCGTCAGGGTCACTCATATCTAAGCCGAGCATGCTGCCTAACTCTGTGAAGTCTTTTTCACGTTCCTCACTAGTTTGTCGTTGCAAAGAACTAGTTTGACCTAACTCGTCAGCGACTTGCTTGATACCCCTACTTTGGCTGTCTCTAGCAAAGCCTTCAGGGTCTTGTAATTCAAATAACCTACTTTGTAAAGTAGCAGATAAATCTGACAAAGTGATAAATCGTTCTTCTTCTTCTGTAATAGGTTCACTCTCACTCAGTCTACTGTAAAGTAATCCGGGTGGTTGTTGCACAATTCCTTCTCTCACAGCGTCTTCTGATACGAATTGACCATCGGATTCTAGTCTATTTTTTCTTCTTTCATATTCTTCTTTGAGTTCTTGACGTTTATCTTCGTCATCTATGCGACTCAAATTAGTTTCGTATTCTTCTTTTAAATTAGATAACTCTTGCTCAATATCAAATTTAGAAGAAGTCAGTTGCCTTCTCTTGATACTTTCCATATCTTCAGGGTTCGCTAAGGGGTGATGTTCAAGGTGCTCAGGTCGCCTACTCATTTCTCTAGTTAGCGGTTGTTTCAAAGGAAACATAGGTGGTCTAGCAAATCCCAAAAGATAAGATGTAAGTTTGTGATGGTGAGCATTTTTGTTCCGCTGACCCATTTCATCGAATCTACCCGCACCGCTAACGAAGGGATTATGGATACTCAGCCCTATTGAATCTCGACCAATTATCTCAGCATGGGCTGCTCGTCTAGCCTCATCATCGTAATTACCTGACTGCCTAGCACTGTTATATTCACCAAATACTTTGTTTTTATGAGCGCTGTCAACCGTTCCGCTGTGTCTAGCAACGTCGGCATTTTCACCTGATGAACCCTTCTCACTTCTGCTAAAATTAACATTAAAAGGTCCCATATTTTTCAAAGAATCTTGAATGTCACCTCTAAAACTAACTTGGTCCATTTTACCTTGCCCAGCAATCATATTGAACAAACCTAGTTCAGGTTGACCAAAAGGACCTAATAGAGAAGATAACCCTGAGTCCACTCTTTCTAACTGACTATCTAATCTAACCCTAGGCATTATGCTATTACCAGTTCTTGAGAAAAATAGACTATGCTCTTGTGCCCCATCCATTCTTCTTTTCAGAGGAATGTCATCAGTCGAAGTTTCTTCTTCCCCGTATTCCTCCCTCAACATTTCTTCACGAATTTTACTTCGTATCTGCTCCTCTCTCTCATCTATTTGTGCAGCGGATAAAAAGTCCTTCTCATCATCTAATTCTGCTTGCAGTTGCCTAGCAGTTTTTTCTTCAGTCTGTGCCCCTTCGTCAGAAGCGTAGTCCGGCTCAAACAATACGCTATGATGATGTATCAAATCAAACAAATCATTAGGCATTTTACCTAATCCTCCTCCAGTATACATACTGTGCCAATAAGTAGCAAGCGTATTATCATCATCTGAGTAATCGTATTTGTCACCATTTATGTGATGACCATAATGCATGTAGCCGTGGTTTTTACTCATTCTACCGGAGGCCGCTAGTTGCTTAGCAGCCTTGCCCCTACTATCCATTATCTTGTCCACTTCTTCTTGAGAGAAAGGGGCGTTATCCTTTTTCCAGTATGAGCCCCATACCGGATGAGAGTTATCTTCAAAGATTTGATTATTTTCATCTATACCAAGCATGAGTTTTAACGCATCATAAGAAACATGATTGTATCTGCCACCAAATTTGCTTTTTTTATCTGCTTTAAATCTAGGAACTGTATCGACATCGAAACTTCCATCTTCTAATTCTGTAAATGTAGGTATATCGCTAGCACTATATTGAGGAGGCGTTTGGTTAGGCATTTGGTCAAAGTAATAATCTCTCATCATTTCATTCATGTAGGCAATGGCCCTTTCCATAGCAGAGCCAGTCTTACCGGGACTTCTATGTTCATCTAACGCAAGAGTATTGTGCGCTCTTTCTACTACCCGAACATCATCGGGCAATTCAATTGGTTCTTTTTTCAAACCCTGTCCGGGGTAGGCTGCGCCCCTAGTCCAAGAGTCGTAGAGTCCTGAAAACCTTTGAGCAAAGTTTCTTTTCGCTCTCGGTATGAAATCAGGATTTCCCGCCATATTGTGCCTGTTTAATTTGAAAGGTTGAGTAATATCAGATGCACCGTGTTCCTCAATATGGTCATAAAAGGACTTTCTTTCTTCAGGAGTAAGCCATTCTAATCCAAGCATGAAATCTAAGAATCCTAAATTTTCTTGCCAATCTTTTTTTGCTTGGTCCATGTGAATTTTTCGCATCTCGTGTTCGATTTCATTATCGTCCATACCTTGCTGAGATAGTATTTGTTTTCTCTCATTAATCCTGTCTGCGTTATCTCTTTCCCATTGATTGTAATGATGTTGATAAAGACTGTGATTGGTAAGGTAATCAAAGTCCTTATCATCATTTAATTTACCCACTGTCCCTAACCTACCGAAATGATGTTCATTTAGTAAAAAGTCATGCTCATTATTGTTAGTCCAGTCCTCCCAAGAGGATTCTTTTTGATGGTCTATTTGAGACTGCGATTCATCTATCGGATTATCAGCAAGAAAAAAGTCACCTAAATGGTCAACAAACCTTTCTTGCATATCTCCAATATAATTACTTGTAGCATGAGGGTCCTCAACCAAATCTCCATCTTCCATAGTCCACTTATGGCCTGCTAAATTACCAGCACTTCCCGGCTCAGCATGCATAACTCGGTCTGTTTTGTAAGAAGGATTATCTGACAAAGCATCTCCTCTACTACCTAAATCAGTAGCCACATCAAACTGTGAAACTCCAGTTTCTCTAAGAGTTGAATCTTCTATCTCGTTACCTAAGTCGTATACTTGCGAACTAGTAACTTCTTGCTCGTCCTGTTTAACAATTATACTGCCAAACATTTTGATAAGAGTTTCATCATCTACGCTTAATTTATACCCTTTTCTTTCTGCACTTATTGCAGACAAATAAAAATCAGCACCAGCATCTGCTTTCCCTATACCATCGAATAGTGAATCTACGAAGGTTGAGCGATGCCTATCTAAGGTATCAAGTGGACCTTCTCGCATTAACATCACCAGCCGTTTAATTCAGACGGCTGGACAGTCGGTCTAGTGACTTCTTTACATCGGTCATGGTCGGACCGTCGCCACCCTTGAAGTTTTCAAGAGCACCTGTCGTGCTAAACGCAGTAGGATAGTAAGGAGATTCTCTAGTCAAAACGTCGCTGTTTTCAGATATTGCTCCTTTGTTGGCAATGTCCTCTACATTTGGAACTGCATTGTTTGTATAGTAAAATGCGTTAGGAACTTGACCAACTGCTGTTTCAAATCGATAGTGACCTACGTCAGAGCCTTCTATTTGACTAGTATAGTCAGGCATACTACCTTCTTTCTTTGCTATCCTTGCTTCTAAATCTTTAGCCGCTTTCAACAATTCATACGCTTGGTCGTTTGCTAATTCAAATCTTGGCCTCATAATATCACTCTATTCCTATTTGATTCCCTATCGCACCATTTTGTTTGGCTTCTTCAGCCAAAGCGTGAATATCAGCCCAGTCCATTTTGTGGAAGTCTGCGTTGCTGGTAGGCACGTCTATTACCTCTCCACCTTCACCTTTTAGTATAAAGTCGTCTACATCTCCCCTAAAGCCATCTACTGTTACATCCGACGGCATTTGAGTAGTTATAGATACGAAACCTGCTTTTTTCAAAAGTGCCGCAGGATTCTGAATCATTTTTTTTAGTTGTTGATTCTCAGCCTTCAGCGTTTGAATACCTGCATCCATAACTTCCATCTTAGTAATCAAAGCACCCATAAGGCGCTCTGCGACATTCTCCCCCTCATCGCTCACATAATCACCTCACAATGTTCTATTAGATAGTCGCCTGTTGATATTACCAAACCTAGAAGTGCGAATGGTTCCCGGTAGAACATTTGTTGTGGTTTTGTGAACGCTTTGAACTTCTGTCATTTTCATAACAGGAACTCCACCAGCGAATCGGTCATTGATTCCCAAAACTTTGTCCTCTTTGACAACAGCGCTTTCTATGTCATTACTTAGGTAATCAGCATACTTCATTACTTCAGCAATATGGTTGCGAGCAGACATGCCGTCATTTGATTCTAGTGCCTTGTAAAACCCGTCTACGTGTGTCCTTAATTTACGAGCCATAGGGTCTAATTTTTTCAGGTCCATAGTCATCCCAACACACCTCATAACTTTAATGTTCCTCAAGCACCCCTTGGATTTCTCGCATTAACTACGCTTTGTGCCGCTTGCTGAACACCACCGGGTTGAGGACCTCTTTGTTGGACGCTAGAAAACGGCGCACCTGCCCCCATACTGGTTCTATTTTGAGGGCTAGCAGGACCTCTATTTCTCAATCCCATCCCCTCTCCTCCGGGTTGACCCATACCCATTTGCGCTTGCCTTGCTAATTGTGCGGCTCCTTGAGGTGAAATATTTCGACTAGGGAGAGCGCCGGGAGTTCCCATGCCTCCTCCCATCTGCATACCTCCCATAGGCACTCCGCCCGGAGGCATTCTACCTTGCTGTGGACCAGCAGGAGGTTGTTGGCCCGGCTCAGGCTGCTTGTAAATGAAACGTATATCTCGATTAGCATCCTCTGTTAAGTTAGGTTGGTAGCCCATCATCATCATACGCTGTGCTATATTTACCTCCATTTCGTCACGGCGTAGACGAGTAACCTCGTCTTCTTCTTCGTTCGGATATAGAGTGATTTGCCAATCTGTAATGTCCATTTGTTCAGATAATCTTGGGAACAAGTGGTCTTTGTATACCTTATGTCCAAACTCAACTGCCCTGTTAGTAACGAGTATCTGCATACCTTCATTATTTAGTCCACCGGATTTACCAGTGTCCATCATAAATACATTAGATACACCGTAGAAGGCTGCTATACGTTGCCTCATTTCATCTCTCGCAGGTATATACTGCATTTCCTCTAGGCTATCCATTAGTTTAACCCAGTTAATGCCACCACGACCAGTGCTGGATTCGACACCAATCTTAGGAATGTAGTGCGGGTCACGCTCTAATTTTTCATCAGTAGCCTTGAAGAAAGATTTCATCGACTCAAGGTTGTCAGTGCTCACACTCAATATACCTCTAGGTATTCTACGCTTTGAGTAAGCGGTATACATGTAGTTGTCCATAGCGGTTAATGTCATGGCCTGTCGCCAAAGTGTAGATACAGGACTGCGCCCATACAATTTAGATGGCTGGTATTTACTAACGTGTATTACTTCTCCTTTCAAATAATATTGAGTCTTTCCACTACCGGCTGTGTTTACGTGATGAACATCTTCCATTTCACCACCGCATATTTCGCAATATTTTTCTTGCTCGGAGTAAGACTTCACTTGATTACGGTGAACAGGGCAAACTCTGAAACGGCCCCCTCTAACCCCACGTTTGTCTGCTATTATCCTCATAAAGATGGGGTCGCCTCTCACTATCTCTTTTACACGATAAAATGATACTTCGTTTGTTTCGGGGTCTATGTAATACTCTTTGATAAGAATTAAGAAAGCATCATCGGTTATATTCAAATCATACTCGATTTCACGCAAGACATCCATGAATGTTTGCTCCATGGAGTTACGCTGTTCCAACAACCACCTGCCGTAAACAAGTTGGTCCGGGTCAGGGTCACGCACATCACCACCGCATTCGATGCAAGTTTCAACATCGTGCTGATATTCTTTATCACAATCTATACATTTCTTATGAAACTTCTTTTCCCAATAATATCCCCTTCTGAATATTTCTTGTTGAAGGGTAGTGAGCACTGTTCTTAAAATTAAATTTTCATTAGCCACTGCATATAGGGCTGGTATAGTAATTCCTTGAACTAACACTGGCTCTTGTATACCAGTGGTCCAAAGTGGCATTTGAGGTTCAGGGGTAGCCCGCCTACGGAATGGACTAGCAATAGTCTCTAACAGTCTACCTACCCTTCCTTTTTTCTCTGCCATCACAATCCCTCCGCCCAACTTATCACAGTATCTTTGTCTACTCCCCACTGACGCAAAGAGTCCTCACCTTTGGTAGTTCCGTCTCTATTAGAAAATTGAACGAAACGCTTTAATTGAGTTTTTCTTATGGGGTCACTTTCTTCTATATATGCCAAAACCGCCTTTGCCTGCATATTTTTCATCCTCAAATGAGGAGTCAAGTTATTCAACAATTTATGCAAATCGTCCTTAGAATAGAAAGTAACTCTATGCTGACTTTTTTGACTGTTTGAAAATACTTTTTGGTCTAATTGCAAAACCCCTGCACCTATATTCTTATGCAGTTCTTCGCAATGCATACGGCCTCTGTCCCCTGTTGCTAAAAATCCCGCCCTCGGCTCACCTCTTTCAGTTATAGTAATGTAACCATCAGCATCAAGGAAACCTGCTGCATAAGCCCAATTGTCTTTGATTATAAGTCCATCACGACCCATATACACGTATTCGCCTTTTCTGTGTCCTTTTATGATGTTGATTTCTTCACCATACATATTTAGCAAACCTGACAGCCTATTAGAGTTCAGTCGTTTAACTCCTTTTTCAATCAAATTACTAGCAATAGTTCTTGCAGACATAGCACCTTTTTGTTTAAGTTCTTCTTTTGAAAGATTTAACCACTTCTGCTGCTCCTTTGATATATTGTCAAATTGATGAAGGGCGTTCCTCCACATAGACCTAGCGTCTTTTTTCATCTGCATAGCGTTAACCCATGCGTTCTTTTCTTCTTCGCCCCAAACGTCTTCAAATTCATCTAACTTAACCAACGCATCCTCTGCGCTGTTCCAAAGGTTGCACGCTCTAATCAAACTAGATTTCCTAGCGTCACCGAATAATCTCAACGACCTCAAATCTTTGTCAGATAACCCCATCTTACGCATAGAATCCTTGTAATCATCTCCCCAAGAAAGCAGTGCTAAGGTGGCATCTACTTCGGAACTCTTTAACGCTCTTACATTTGATATGATATTATCTATTTCTTCTTTATCTTCTTTGAATATTCTTCTTGCTTTCCTTAAATCTCTGATTATATCATTAGCACTTTTACCTATTTTATCCTCAAACCAACCTTCGCCAGTAGGGGCAAAAGGCATGTATTGAATCTTAGGAGTATTTTCTTTAGTAACAATAACACTTTGAGAAGCAATTGACTTAGCGATGTTTTCGTCTACTAAAGGATGGCTCACTAAACTTGATGCTATTATGTTCAATATGTCGTGGCCCATTTCAATATGAGTTCCCGAATTTCCAACACTCAAACTTGACCACATAATAATCTCCAATTTTTGGTGTCATATAATTATATCGTAAACCACCTTGCACCAGCGACGTGCCTCTGTGAAACATCTCCAAACCAATCATCAAAACCGTCGAGATAATCATCTAGTAATACTATGCTGCCTTTGAACTCTTTAGTCGCCCAATTAGCCAAAGCCAAAGCCATAGCCAAGTCATCATGAGAGCCTACTGATTCTAACCTGCCATTCTTTTGCATACCAAATCTACTAAGTTGAGTTTCAAGTGCTCTTGTAAATTCTTTGCTCCTTTCATCTCCCCAAGGAGTTTTGATTTGACCTTGCTCAAACGCTAAAAGTAAACTCATAAACATAGACTCCTTCTTTTGTCGAGTAGTCATAAATGTCTTGATTGGTATATCTTCTTTCATTTCTTTCAATTCTGCTTCAAACATACGTTGAAAATTATTACCTTCAAGTTCAATGAGGTCAGGTTGAAATCTACTATTGAGCATAATAATTTGCCTTTTCTGAGCCATACTGTTCAGACCTTTTTGATTGACAATGTGTATCAATTGTTTTTCATCTGTGTCAGGTAACATTCTGATTACCGCCATAGCAGTGTAGTCAGCGTTCGCATCCGAAGCAATAGCAGGGTCCCAACCTACAAAGTGTTGACCGAATATTCCGTTAGGGTCGCCATTTTCATCAAATTCTTGCTCGGCCTTATCAAGTAAAATCAACTCTTTATCCCTTGCCTTTTCTAGTAAGTGCATAGGAAACATACTTGACATATCGTGAATAGGCTCACAAAGATATTCACGAGCGAATTTGATTGCAGGCATAGATTCTTCACGAACTTTCAATGCATCTAGCGGCCATCTGCCGGGCCAAAGCGGTTCGCCATTAGGTAAAATAGCAGGATAAGTCTCTACCGTGAAGGTATCTTTATCTTCTAATTCAGCATACAGGTCGTTATAACTGAAAGGAGTGCCTACCATCATCAATCGACCTGTGTGGTGTAGAACAGGAAGCAAAACAGTATAGAACCAATCAGCCGCTCTTGCTAATTCTGAAGTGGTGGTCCCCCAAAGAATATCGTCACATACTACAACGTCAGGGTGGAAACCACGAGTAGCACCACCAACAGACTTCGCCATTATACGAGAGCCGTTAGTAAATTCAAAGTAAGACTTAGCCCAAGGTTTACCCTGTGGTTTCAATCCTTTGAGGATGTCAGCCGTTTCTATATTGTTACGAATAAACCTCATGTGTTCAAGCGTTTGTTCAAGAGAGTGACTAAAGACCATGATGTGAGTATTAGGATTAAAAGCACCTAACCACAACGCATACGACATAAAGAAAACAGATTTACCGTGGTCACGACTTGCTTTGACACAATAGTATCTATTTCCATTTAACCCATCAAGCCACTGTTTGTGGTGGTCTGAAAAATCAAAACCTAAAATGTCAGTAAAGAAATACTCAAATGACTTCTTGGACATTTCCATATCCATTTCAAGTATGAGTTTGTTAACATCGGACAACCTCATCACCTGCTGAATACCATCATCTTGAGTAATCTAAATGCTAATTCCATCGGCTCACTTTTTCCTACAAAGCCTTCAAGGTTATCTCGGTCCATTTGTTCGGCAGCCGCTAACTGGGCTTGATAAAATTTATCGTCCATTCTCGCTGCGGCTCGTTTTGAAGCCTCCACGTTTGGATTTTTACCACTGTAACCAGTGCCAATAGGTTCAGCACTACGGGCTTCTTGCGGTGGCCCTAATGCTTCAAAAAGACTGTGTAAGTTTTGCTCAGGGGTAGTGTCAAGGTTCATTTGTGAATTTTCCGCTTGCTTATCTGCCGTGGTTTCAGCGACAACGCCATCACTGGGCTGTGCAACCATATTTGCTGCACCTAATCCCTGTGTCGCTAAAGTAGAATTAGCCATTGCTGAATTGTCAAATGGGTTACCTGTTTCAGGTTTTTGAGTAGCCAATACGTTTGAAAAAGCCGTTTCTATTTCTTGTTGAATAGGATGGCTTTCTTCCGTAGCAGGTAGTTTTTCATTGCGCCTTGCCATAGTGTTTTTTATTGCATTTTGTTGTGCTTCCGACATCTCAGAAGGGTCAATCTTGGGATTTGCTTCTTGATTTGTTATTTCGGGTGCAGTTACTTTTGCATTATCTACCTGTGCCGGTGGAGGAGATGCTGTTTGATTAACGGCTCCCAATATGGCGAGTGCCTGTGGCAAATCAGGAGCGCCAGTTCGTTGTATCAAACTGTCTAACATTTCCAGTTTTCTTTTTTGTTCAGCACCTAATTTTCCACCTCTTGCTTTAGCAGCAGCAAGTAATTCGGCTCTTTTTTGCTGCAACTGAGGTCTGCGTATTTGGTTGAATTGTTCTCTACCAACATTACGGTATAGTTCCGCCATATTTCGACTATAATCTTCGGCCTCTTGATTCATCTGTCGAGCAAAGTCAAGTCTACCCGCTTCTCTATCTGCCACTCGCCTGTTGTATGCACCTATTGGATTAAGTAAATTTGTTAAAAAGCCCTCTCCTCGGTTCCACCTCGCTATCTGCTTGGCTGCTTTTTCTTCCGCTTCTTTTTGCTTCAATTTTTCTCGTAAGTTAGCACGCTGTTGGCCCGCACGAGTGGTAGCAATTCGTCCAAGACCTCCTCCAATAGCCTTTCCTTGAGCGGCTCCTGACACCATACCTTGTGCGAGGCTACCTAAACTGCGATGCTGACCTGTCGCAGCAGCGAGTGCACCAAGGGTTCCCCCTCCTATTCGACCTAATGCCTCTTGAAGGGTCATCCCTCTTGGAGAAGCGCCGCCACCTCCGCCACCGCCGGTAACTAGTATAGGAGCACCTGATACTGGATATTGCACGTCGACAGACTTTTTCACCAATATTTTACCCATCACCGCTCACCTCTCAAAAACCCATCAAAGTATCCAATCTTTTTCCTAATCGCATCCATCCCGACGTTGATGTCGTGTGAGCGTCTGACAAGCGCACCGCTGCCTATGTCAAAAAAAGTTTGCTGCTCAGGCTGTCCCATCATTTGTTGGAATGCTTGCTCTAAAGGCGTAGCAGCCCTCATTTGAGGAGGTGGTATTACTCTAGGTGCAGGTGATGCTACTGGTGCTGGTGCTGGCGCTGCCGGTCTGACATAATTACGAGGGTCTGTGATTAACCTTTGAGGAGGGTCAACTCTCACAGTCGGTGCAGATACGGGTGCAGGTGCAGGTGCAGGTGCAGGTTCAGGTGGAGGAGGCATTTCTTCTTCTCTCTTACTATTACCTACCGGCGCTAATTCATGCTCACCGGAAATGATACGACCATGCCAGTGTTCAGGCGCTTCATGGTGCCCAAACTCATCGATTGTTGGAGTTTTCAGATGATGCTCGTTAGGGTCAGTGGGTATTTTACCGAGATTGAAGTTTTCATGACCGCTTGCTCCTAGCATTAAATCAATAACATTTTCAATCTTTTCTCTAAGTCCTTCTTCTTCTACAAATCTACCTTTAGAAATATCAGCCTCACGCATGCGACGAGCAACTTCTGAAATTGCGTCTTCTTCAGACATGCCTTGCTCCATCAATTTATGAGCAGCAAGACTCATGTGCGCTACTACTTCTTTTGACCTTTCGTTAGCGGCCCTTGCTAATGGTATATTAGAGCCAACTTTTGCGTTTTTAGCATGACTCAAATGCATTCCATAATTCTCATGTTCATGGTGAGCATCTATTTCCCTCATCAAATCTCTAAGTAATGTGGTAACTGCCCCTCCACCAGTGCCGGTAGTTGCTATTTTTTGATGGCCGGGTTGAAACAAGTATTTCATGGCCCTAGTGCCAGCAAATTTATTCAATTCTTCTTCGTCAAGACCGTGGTCTACTCCCATGGCAGTTAGGTGATTACCTAACATTTCACCAGTAAGACCTGAACCTCTACCTCCACCACTACCTGTCGGAGCATGGAAAAATGCATCAGGGAGTAACTTTGCTAATTGATGAGCGTGTATTTCAGGATGAAAGCGACTATCTTCCATCTGTTGTTGCATTTCAGGAGTCAAATAATGGTCAGGTAATTGACCAGTTGACTGGTATCTTTTCCAATCACCAGTGCTAATAGATTGCACTACTCCACCACTCAAACTACCGGGTAGTAAACGGTTGTAACTAACATAGTTCAAACCTGTTGTATCTTTACCGTCAGCCTGTAAAACCTGACCTAATTCCTTGTTCATGTGAATCATACCACTGTCAATCCACCTACCTGTGGCCCCGCCTGATACGTTACCACGATTGTAAGCGTAAGTTACAAACGGTCTTGGTCCTCCTTCGTAAGCGGGCTTATCACCTCTCACCCTTCTCATGTGAGTTTCTTCGCTATTATCATAGTAAGGACCCACCACAACTTTTCTCCATTGTGGACTGTCTACGTTAGGTAATGTATGATTACCATCTTCACCATGTGCTTGATTATACTTGTCAATCGCTTGCTGAACTTTACCTTGTGCTTCTTCAGGAGTGTAACCAAAGCGCTGTTGTAAATCACGAAGTATGAAATCTATTGGGTGCAATCCTCCGTCTAGCAATTCACCTGTCTTAGGGTCATGATTCCAAGGTGGGTGGTCCGGCTCATTAGGGTCGTCATTTATACCTGCATCAGAGGGTGCCCATCCGTGAGGTTCATGCATGCCTCTGCCAAAAAAAGTCAAACCAGCACTTTTCAATAAGATAGGATTTAACGCTTTGAGAAAATGGTTAGTGCCAAAGAAAGGTGTTTGTTTTGCTAAATAAGAACTAGCAGGTAGATGGACCTTCCACATCAGCCTACCCTCCCGCTACCTCTAGCAGCGAAAAGAGTAGAAGGAGCGCCCCAGTTCTTTGGGTCATCTTCAAGATTCTCAGTAGCACCTTCAGGTTTAGTAGTGCTATTTTGAGCCTCACGGTGTCCGGCTTCACGGTTGTTACCGTGACCGCTTTGTTCCTTTGATTTGAGTCTACGCTCGTTCTTTTCTGCTAGTTCTTTGAGTCTGCGAAGTAGTCTTCGCATTTGAGTAAATTGCATGTAGTCTGCTCTTTTTGATATTTCTTCTAAATCTTCTTTGGCAGACTTAGCAAATGATTTGCCCCTTTCACGAATAGTTCTTGGTTCAATTAGCGATAGTCCCTTAGAAGAAGATTGCTTAGGTGACCTAGGATTATAAGCCTGCTCAGGTCCTAGTCCGTGACCTGCTGGTATCTGAGGCACGTTGCCCATCAATTTTCTACGAGCCTGTGTAGCCATCTGATGACCATAATCACGAGGGAATAATCTCTGAGGTTGTTTAGTCTCTATACCTAAGTGAGTTCGGTGGACACTTAATGGTGCTAGGTCAACACCTCGTTTTTTATGAGGTTGTAAGAATCTTGATTGAAGTTTTGCTCTGCGAGTGTTAGCAGTAGTGATGTCTGCTCCACCCGGTTGAATTTTAAATTGAGTCTGCTTCCATGATTTGTCTTTAGCACCCTTGACTTTGTCAAGTCGGGCTTTCATAAGAGTAGACCAAGCATTCTCCATCGGCTCGCTTTGCCTAAAATACTCAGGATTGCCGTGAGCAGTGGGTCTAATCATTTCCTCTCTTTGCTCATTTTCTCTCATTTCTATTACAGGTTCAGCAGCCAATCTCCTAAGTCTGTTGATTTCTGCATTCATATCGATAGGGGGCTTTTTGTTAAACCTTCTATCAGGTATTTCATCATCTTCCCCTTCTTCGACATCTTCATCTTCTTTCATCAAAGT